CAGTCCACTCTATCTCTTCGTCTGTATTATCACTGTGCAGAATTACGTTTGTGCCGACTCTGATAGCATCCGAGAGTATTGTGTAGACTGGGCGGATTAGAGCATTGCCCCCTGTGAAGATGATGGCATTATCAGCGACAGCGTTTACTATCGCGGTGGCATCTGAGCTCGGTGCAACTGCGTAGGCAAAGGGGTCAAAGCAGGTGAAGTCGAGAACTCCATCAAACATAATGCCTTTATAAGTTCCCGATAATCTTTTAAACCGAGCCATCCAATATCTGTCGGAAAGAGTGTCTAAAATCAACTGTGCGTCTATCTGCACATTCAAAACGGATTTAATGCTGTCGAGATTAGATTTGAGGTTCGTTATGCTAGCGCCGGTGATTGCTACATTTAAAGAGATATTTTTTGGTGGGACTTTACTATTACCGGCATAAGAAATGTCCTCAACCAAAACACTATCTGTGCTGAACTCCACCGGCATGTCGCGGGTCTTTACTATCAGCCCATAAGCAGTTAAATCAGTTCCGTTGAACGTCAGTGAATTAGCCATATCTCACCTGCTGCATCCGGTACATTTCCCTCGATACCTGGCGGGTAAGCTCCCTTATGTCGTTGTCGTTTCGCACCACTGGATTATAAATATTGACTGTGTTGCCTTGACCCTGGCCGATATACTCGCCAGCATGTACTGTGGCCAACATTGGTGTCCCTGGGATGCCTGGGATTATGCCCTCAAAGCCTTTGAATGACGGCAAGGTAAACGGAGCTATATTGAATCCAAAATGTTTGCCACCCAGTCCAGGAACCCAGGAAGGAATATCAAAGCTGATTTTATTTATCATTGAAATTATCCAGTTGATAGCAGATTCAATTCCCTGAGCGGCTGCCCTGAAAGGCGCTATCATGGCGTTTTTGATGGCATCTATGCTGCCAACAAAGAACTCTCTGATTTTGTCCCAATTCTTAGCCAGTAGAATACCTATTGCTATCAGAGCGGCGATAGCAGCTATAATAATTCCCACCGGCCCAGTAGCTATCGTAAAAGCAACACCAAGTAAAGGCAAAGCAGCAATCAATCCAGGTAATATCATCAAGAGCGGGCCGAGGACTAGCATCAATCCGCCGATAGCAGCAGCGGCTATGACAATGACTTTAGTTAATCCAGGATGCTCAGCAATCCAAGCTTTTATAGACTGGATAATAGGCATGACATTTTTTAGCAAATCTGACACTACTGGAATCAATGCGCCACCTATGGCTTCCGAAACATCGCCGATATTATTTTTTAGGAGTTCCATCTGACCGGCAGTGCTTTTACCATAAGCCTCAGCCTGGCCAGCAGCGGCCTTTTGAATCTCGGCTAAGGCTTCTGTAGCTGTGGCACCTTCTTTGACTATAATTCCATAGCGTGAGAGAATACCCGAATTGCCAGCATAAACCTTGGTCACAATGTCAGAAGCAGTCCCGAGGTCTATGTTTTTCCATCTAGCCAAGTCCATTGAAAGAGTCAGAAGGTCTTGCGCCTTTGTCATATCTCCGGTTAATATAATAAGGCCAGATAAAGCCTCTCTCATCTCATCATCGGCAAAGGCCGTTGATTGCTGCATTGAATCAATCCATTTTTCGAGGCTGCCAGTTGCGCCATCATAGGCCAGCCCGACATTATTCATAGCAACCGAAAGGCGGATAATGCCAACATCCTCTTCTGCTGCTGCCTTCATTGATAGCATGATAGCAGCAGTTACAGTTGCACCAGCAGCAGTTATGGCAGCTCCAGCAATTCTCATGTTTTTAGCCATGCTGTCGCTCATACCCTTGACTTTGCCGTCAACCGCCTTTAATTCTTTGTCAAGGCTAGTCGAGTCGCCTGTTATCTTCAGGACTGCATCACCGACACTAATTGCCACGATTCACCTTTATTCCAGCTTCTCTAAAAAATTGCTCATCGGAAACCTCACGGGAAGAATGCCCACTAAAAGCATCGGCCTCTCTCTGTTTTCGTTGTACTAATTTATCCGTCATCAGCACAAACTCCTCTTCAGTCCAGTTAGCAAAAATATATTCTGGTGTCAGGTGCCATTCCGCTAAGAGGAACTCGAAGGCTTCTCCTGCGGTAGCATTGTGTTCATTGTCTGCACCAGAGATTGTGCTAAAGGGAAGGCTACCTCTCGGACTTTATCCCAAGCAATACCGATCTCCTCTTCAGTGGCGACTTTCTCTATTTCTTCTCTATTGAGGTCTTTGGCATAGGAAAAGAAAAGGTCGATTAAAGTCTCAGGCGACTCAATCATAAAAGCCATAATAGCTCTGCCGAACTTGTCAGGATCACTACTATCGGTCTTTATATCAGAGAAGCCAGCATTTAAGAGCTTGGCGACCTTCTGTTTCCACTCTCTTGATTCAGACAAAGAGAGGATGCGTATTTCGGTTTCCTTCCCGCCTAAAACAACAACCACTGGAGCCCGGGCTAGTTTCTGCTCTTCAGTTCTCATCTCACTCCTTATGCAGCATTATCGACTATTCTAATGTCGCTCTTTAGTGCCTGGAACTCTACCGGTACTACAGACTTATCAGGCCCCTTTTTGAATGGCATCCCTACTGTCCCGACAGCAGTCACCTTCGGAAGGAATATCGTCCTTATGAATCCAGCAGGTGAATGTCCTGTAATCCTGACAGCGAGTTTCTTTATGATACCACCACCTAAAGTTATGCAGTTTCCAGAGAGTGAAGCACCTGCCATAGCGGCATCCATATTGTAGAGTGAAGCCTCAGCTAAATTAGCCTTAACTGAAATCCGCTCTTTGGTGATAACACGGTCTATCGGCAAGGTTTCCTCGTCAACTTCAACATCTCCTACATCGGCATTGTATTCTAGGGTAATGCCATCTTCGGTGTAACCAAGTTCAGTGTAACCAGGGTCTAAGGACATTGCTGGAGCGGTGCCGCCTGGCTCTATGGTGTAGGTCACGCCCATGATTTCTACGGTGTCGATGTAAGAAGTTCTTAGCGGCGAGGTCTCCCAAAGCTCTATGCGGACTCTGGAAAGTATCCAGTCCTCCGGAGCACAAGCGCCGCCATCGAGTGCAGAGATAGCTGTTTCGACTGCGTTTGCAGCTGCCAGTGGACCCCAGACAAAGAACGGCGTATCTATCTCGGTGTGCCCACCATAGCCGCAATTTGTATTGATGGCTAAGGTAGTCTTAACCCATGCGCCTGTTCCTAGATAACCTTGCAATGGGACGGCTGTAATCTCAGCCCATGCGTCAGAGTTCGGGTCTTCAAAGCGGAACTCGAACTGAGCGAAGTTTGCAGACACCACCGAACTATGATGGTAAAAGCTGTTTGTAATTATCCCCGCTGTCCATAATGACATCGTTGTCCCTGCCGGTGGCGTGATTTGCAGATGCGTACTGCAGTCATTTCCAGTGCCGTCTTTGTAGAGCTTAGCTGAGTATGTCCCTGCATGTGCCTGGTCTGTGGAGAATTGCGCTATCGCCTCACTATAAGGATTTTTTACCGCTAGAGTTGCGACCCCCACTAATACGTTACTAATTGTTCCCATGTTTTACCTCCTATATAGATTGACTTTCGTTGATACAAAGCCAGTTTCGACTACTTCTGGCTCTGGTATTACCTGTTTAGATTTGGAAGCCTTAATTTTAGCCTCTGGTGCCTCTACAGGCGGTTCTAGGGGCTCTTCCTTAAATTCTAGGGATGCTGCTGGTGGAAGTTCTGTCATATAAGCTGATGAATTCTCTTTATCTTCTCCCGTAGCTTCTCCCTTTTTGAGCCTATCGGGTAAAGGCATCAACTCATCTGGATTGATTTCTTGTGTCATTTCTATTAACCTCTTTTTGTGTTTTTTACTTATCTCACCATGACCTCAAAAAAGGTCAGGACTCTAAAATAGCCCTGCACTTCGGAATCGACTAAGTCCTGTCCCTGTACCTCTTCCCGCGCTGAAAGAATATAACTAGAACCTACCTTTACATTTTGAATTCCCTGGAGAGCATCGTATAAAGCTCGATAGACCTGTCTGGCCATTATCGGACTTGAAGCCCAGCAGTCGAATTGAACGCTCGGCTCAGGGATTTCAGGGATATATGGAGTCGAAGTCCCGCCCCTGGTAAAGAAACCTATCGCTGGCAAGGTGGCATTCTCAGGAAGTCTAGGACAATAGATTCTAGTGCTAACCAGTGCTGTCAAAGCAGCATCAGTAGCCAGATAGGATTTTATGATTGCGTTTGTGTCAATCAAGATGCTCCTTCATTCTCTTAGGAAAGTTAGGGACTTTTTTGTCAGCGGCAGGCTTGATATAAGGATAGGCACCCATCTTCACTGTACCTGTCTCCAGGAAGCCGCCATAGCCAGAAGTAGAGAAGACAGCGCCTTCAATTTTGCCCTGGTCTATCACCTGCCCGGCGCCGAACCCGGATGCCTCAGCCATTATTGACCGTGTGTTAGTGCCTGTCCTGTCTATGTAGGGATGCGAATGTATAGCCTCGGACTGAATATCGGTCACAGTATCCCTCATTGCTTCCCTAGCAGCCTTCAGGACTATCTCAGTGGCTTCTTTGGTCTTCAGGTTTAACGTTACGCTGACATTCATTCTCATCGTACTGTCCTAATTGCCAATTCTTTATGATGTGCCGCTGTGCCATTCTGCCTACTCTTCACACCTAAGATTTCGTAAGTCTCGCTATTCAAAACGACCCTATCCTGAGCGGTGACATCGACATCGTTCATAAATAGGTCGAGGTCATAGATAAGCACCTCAGCACCCACCTTGATTTCATTGTTCTTGGGCTCGCTATAACGGCACGGCTGGCCTACAAGATGATTTGCCCACCCTGGAGCTGGATTACCATAAGCATCGGCAGCACCTGGTGTATTCCGCCGGATAGTGCAGGTATTTATCAATAAATCCGTGTAGCTCACTCGCTCTCCTCTACAGGATATTCACCGATTGCCGCTAAGTCCATCTCTGCCCAGTCTACTACCGGCCCAGAGCCAGAGGCGTCACGGTATCTTTGGGCCAGAGCTAACATATTGTCTGTTTGTTTCTTTGTGTAGGCATAGTCACCGATCTTTTCACTGGTTGCGGTCTCTGTCATGGAAGCTGCCCATGCCTCTAAAGCCAGAGCCGAAGCTAGCAAAATGTCGTCACTAGCCTCATCCAAGAAGACCTGAATTTCCTCATCGGTGAAATGGGCATCGGTCGCTGGCGTGACATCGGTGTCAGCTATCTTTAATCGGACTTTGCCGATAAGAGTTGTCAAATCATAAGTCGCTGTCATGTCTTTTCCTCGTCATGGGGATGCAGTTTTCCAAACTGTTCCCAATAAAGGATACATTTGTGATTCCGCACACACTCTTCAAGCGTGCATTTATTACCATGCCGAAATTCACAATCAACTGCCTTGCAATATTTCGAGTTATACGGCTCTCTATCCATTTCGGCCTCACTTATACATTACTGTCAAGTCGGCTACTGCTGTTCCATAGGCTAGATAAATTCCAGTCGTGACTTCTGCATCATATTCCAAAGTCATAGGCTGAACCGATATTGAAGTGGCAGTAGCAAGATGCAAAATAGCCAGAACTGTACCGCCAGCGTTTATGCCGTCATATACAGTAATATCGCCCACCGTGGTCAGCCCGTTCAATACTATGGAATGCAAAACCCCTGCGCCTGTCTTTACCAGCGCAGTGGTAGTGACATGAGTTGGCAACCAGGGAAAGTCTATTGCTGAATTTCCCATATCTTCACCTCCTTATTCTCCATTTCCATACCATGAATATTGCATGAAAAACCAGAAGAGCCACAGCCAGTTTACGCTCATCCAGTGGACTTTAACCGCTATGACTTCTGTGCCTGGGGCAGTAATCGCTTGTAAGGAATAGCCAAACACAGCCATAGCATTAGCTGGATTGTCAGTAACCACACCGGAGCTATTTATGAAAACCGATTGCCCTATTACTATCGCAGCTTCGGCTACTACCGATACCCGCCATATCCCCTCAGTGTCGATGGGGATATTCTCTGAAGTTGATTCTGCGGTTTTCAGAGCTATGCCTACGCCTTCCCAGAAGCCCACTGGCTGCCCCTTTTCAACCAGCCCTGAGCCAGCGTGGACAAGTACAACTTCCTGGACATAAACATGCCGCCCCTCATAAGTAGACGACACTTCCTCTCCGGCCTCTCGGTGCGGGTCTAAATAATAGTTAGCGCCGACTTCGGCGGGTTGCTCAATCCATCCAGCCATATTTTCTCTCCCCTAGAGGGGAAGGCAAGAAGGGGTAAACTTCTCCTTCCCCTCTAAGAGCAAAACTTACCTGCTTACATAGCCTCCCATGTAGGTGGCTCTCCAGTCGAGCTTATTGCAGCCGAAGATGTCCCTCACGCGGTAGAAGACATTATCGGTTCCAAAGTCACCGGTCATCGGGCCGAGTTCACCGCCGCCCAGCGAAACCTTATCACTGGCCTTCATACAAATCTCCGGTCTCTCATGGCCGACCAGATAATCGCACTCCATAGCAGCGATGTCTTTCGGGTCAGCGAACAGATACCATGCTGTCAAGCCGTTTGTGGTATCCATCACTGGTAGATAGGGGTCAACTATTAAAGTCAATCCCATCTGGGCTACCACGTTGGTCATAGGCATGGCGTATGCAGTAGGAGCTGCGGCCAATGTGGTATTTTCTAGCCACATCTTAGTCGTTGAGCTCAATATCTGCCGAGCCGTCATCTCTAGGCCTGGGGGAACCACAAGGTATTTCGCCCTGTTCATTATGGGCTCGCCATTGGCATCTGTGAACGCTGCCATAGCCTCCAAAGCGTTCTCAAGATTCCCTATGGTCAAGAGACTGTTATCAGCATTTATCTCACCGGCAAAAATGGAGTAAAGGAAAGCACCATGTGCGCCGGCAGTTGTGTTATTTGCGTAGGTGCCGGTCACCAAGCGGTGTTCAGTCCTTACTGCGGCACGAGCGAATCTCTCCGGCGTGTCCTTCAGAGCACCGAGGTCATCATTTATTAGTGCTTCCCAGGAGATGTCAAACTGGCGTCCATATTTCCTGACATAGCAGGAGTAACGAGCCTCATTGCGGTCGCTGGCCAGGTACTCACCCTTCTCAGCAACCAACTCTAGGTGCTGGTCACCGCCAGTAATGGCAAATCTGTATCCGCCCACCTGGGGATAGATTCTCGGTACAGTTCCAGGTCGAGTAAATGCTTTCCAGACAGGGTCCACGGCCTTATACGCAGCCAGGACCTGTCTGTCGAGAACATCGCCGAACAGGTAGGGGAAGTCCGATGTGGTCAATGCTTCCCTGAGTAGGTATTCGCGGCGATGTGATGGAAGCCCTCTAGCGTTACTCAAGAGGTCGATTACCTCTTTGAGCTGGGCTTCGTAGTTATCGGGTTTCTTCACATCTGAGACAGACCTAAATCCGTCCCAGTTTTCGACTAATTTCAAAAGTTCCATATTAGACCTCCTTCTTTGTTACTTTTTCGGCAGCCTTCTTTTCATCTGCCTCTTTTTGCGCTTGGGCTATGGCTCTCTTTGAATCGATATCCTTTTGTACTAGCTCATTGGCCACCGAAGCACCCTCCAATTGTCCAATAAACTTGTCGATTTCCTCGACTTGTCTGGTCAACTGAAGTCGCTTATAAGCCAATTCCTGAATTTTAGAGACGGTTGTTTCCTTCCGGCTCTTCAGGTTATCGATTACAGGGTCGCCAGTTATCTCAATCTTCACTTTAACTCCTTATGCCCAAGCGATTACTGGAATACAATATTTTGTCCCATTTACATTGATTGGGATTTCAAATACTGTATTGCCAACTGCGGCAACGTTAGCTTTGAGACCAGCACCTCTGCCAATCTCTGTCTGGAACCAACTCTGGACTCCACCCAGAGTGCCATCTCCCATTATTTGAATTGCTGACTGTATCGCTGGAGCACAACCTGCACCACCCATAGCGATTGCGATGCCGAATGATTCTGAGATAACGGTAGAGATTTCGTTAGAAATAGCCACATACAGGCCATAAATCCGAGTGTGAGTGCTGGCATGGCTTACGTGGGTCTGGAACCGTCCAGCAAAAAGGTCACCGCCTGTCGAAGCCGTATCATCCTCAAGCCGTACATAGATGCCACACATGTCTTCATCGGCATGTAGGGCATTAGCAAGCCCGATAAAGCACTTCATCCAGGCATACTCCAAGCCCCAGGATTCCTGTACTTCACCACCTGTCCTGAAGGATGCTATGTCAACTTCGAGGTTATTGATGACGTTGACCTGATTGACAAGGGTAAGGCTGCCGACATTGATACTCTCCAAGTAGTTCGGATTCCAGTGAACCTTAACCGCTACCAGAGTTTCGGCGGTTAGGCTAGCAGTAACGTCTCCCAGAACATAACCAAAGGGGATAAAGTGAGCTGGGTCATCCTGCCCTGAAAGTATGACAGTCTCCGTTCCTGGAGTTCTCTGAATATAGACAGGATCGCCACATGCTAGGGCATGGGCGTGACCGTTGTTAGTGCCGTCTGATTCTATACCACGGACATTCAGGAACCAGATTCCCTCTGTATCAATAGCAATCAGGTCAGTTGCGGCTGCCGCGCTCTTGAATGCCACACCAACGGCGCAGGAACCAAGAGCGGGATCGCCAACAATTACCGGATCACCCTTATTCACAAGTTCATCACCAAAAACGCCAGTATGATAAGGGTGGATTAGCAGACTTTCCTCAATGGTGATATGTCTGCCTTCATAGGTACTGGAGATTTCATCTCCAGCAGTTTTACCAGTTGCATAATATATAGCTGGCATATTTTTAGACCTCCTTCTTTAATTACTTATTATCGCCCTGATATGGCGACCTCTAGCTGCTCTTCGGTATATTCTGGATGCAGCTTTTTCCAGGATTCCTTCAAAGCCTTTTTATCGGCTTCAGGGTCTTCGCCTTTGCCACCCATGCCCTTAACCTTGCCGGCCTCGCTTATCGCGGCAATATAGGCTTTCTCAGCTTCAATGGCCGCTTCAAGTCCTTCGGCGCTGACGGTATCCTTGAACATCTCTAACAGTCTGGCCTTGGCTGCTTCCGGCAATTCCGCCTTGCCAATAGCCGCTTCAACAGTGGCTTTGGTTTCGGCTAAAAGTTTTGCCTTCTCAGCATTGGCTTTTTCTGTCTTGAGAGTCTCGTTCTCAGTGGCTAAGGTCGTGTTAGATTCTTTTAACTCTTTGATTTCCTCTTCAAGTTCCATGTGTTTTTTGACCTCCTTCATTAAAGAATTTCTGACTGAAGTTTCAATCTCTTTTACCAGTTCGGGGCGGCGCTCTTTGAGGGTATTCAGCGAAACAAAGTCGATATCAATGTCTCTGTCAGCTTCATACATCTCTACGAGTCCACCTGCCCCAGCTTCGGTTACGAAATCGACACTCCGGCCCCTGGCTATCCGTTCAATATAGTTGGTTTTCACGCCCTCTATCGTGGCCTCGGAAGCGGCGCCCACTGCATTGATAGACACGCCCATCTCTGGAAGCATGTTCTTATCTCTCAGTGTGGCTAGTTTCTCCTGCATCCAGGGCTCCACTATCTGAGCTTCACCAACTACAGCATCGTTTTCCATTCGTACGTTTTTAAGAGTCGCTACCCAATCCCTTATCGACCGCTCAGGACGGTTAGTCTCATCTGATACTGAGGGATGATCCGCATACATTTTGAGTCCTTCAAAGACTGAATAGTCGCGGCATAGTGTATCTAAAGGATAATATCTGTCTTTTGAAGCATTAAAGCCGGCCTTTATGACCGTGATTTTAGCCATACCTTTGTCAATGCTGGCCTCCGTCAAAGGTATGAAGCCGGTCAGTAGAGTTCGGGACTCACTCTCTTTTACCCAGCGCGGTATCTCTTCATCCGGCACATCTAGGGACCGGTAGGCAGAGCGGACCTTCCGCTTGACTGCTGATAAATCGTTGGCCGGTATGTCTACACGCTGGCCACGGAATCCGCCAGGGCTCAGCGCTGCGGATGCCCTGCCGAGCTGGGCGCGCGTAACCTTTTTGTCTAAGTCCTCCCATATCCTTAACTTCCATTCGGAAGGTTTCTCTGCATCCGGTACATAGGCGAAGGCTGCCGCAGGAAATTCAACACCATCTTCAGTTTTAACCATTGCCTGTTCTTTTAACCAAGCCAAGACTGAGTCGGCTTCTTTGAGAGCTTCGGCAACTTTCTCTTCAGGCACCGGTTCGCTTGAAAGAAGTTCCTGGCAAATCGACATTATCTGTTTGATCCGGCCAGAGTCAGCAGTAGCATTGCGCCGGCCAATCTCTTGAATTATCTCAGCATGTCGCTGTCTCAGAGATTCCATTGGAGTATAAACAGTCTGGCGCTTAACCTTTACCGGCTCACCCAGGGTGACTGTGCTGTCCTCTCCGATGATATAAGGTACTTTATAATCGACACCATCTTTGCGGTAAACAAGTTCGGTATCGAAAACGTCATTGACCCATGAACCTGAAGGCATCACTCTATCGGACGAAGGGAATTTTATCTCTAAGGCAGTTTGTAATAGTTGTCGTTTATCTTCAGCACTTAAATCAGATTCTTTCACATTGGCCTCCTTTGCGACCCAGTCGCCCTGTTCGTTTTTCTTATACTTGGTTTTGACTGCCGCCCAGGCAGTAGCAGCAGCTTTCCCCTCGTCTTTGTACTGCTCTAAAGCAGAATTGAAGGCAGCAACATAGATTTCAATAGCATGGGACGGAAGTCCCTTGACTGCGCTTGGCGGGTTAGCTGTTGTGTATGGCATAAAAAAACAACCACAGACTTTCGCCTATGGTTGTTCCATTCAGCTTTTTTACCGAACTTTTACGCTCTATCTAACATTTTAACAGTTTCTTCCAAAGTAATCAATACCGGTTTGCCGTTTTGAATCATAATTTTGACTGAGCCATAATCAAGAAATTTCTTCCAGGGAACCTTTTCAATGTATCCCTGCAATTCTACTCTCTTGGGATCTATGATGTCAAGCTTTTCAGGCAATTTGTTTCAATCCTTCCCAAAAAGAGAATCAAGCCAACATTCCATACAAAATCGGTAAATGCAATCCTTTTCTTTCCAATATTTGCCGAACTGTCTTTTCATGCCTGCTCTAAATTTTTGTCCCTTTGGAGAGCACTTAATTTCCAATCCATATACATCAGGGTCACCTTCTATATCAGTAACTTTCTTCCCACATTTTGAGCATTTCATTTTGTCACTCCTTTTACTTTCTCGCTGGCGACACCACGCACATACAATTTGGGTGAGCTGGGGAAGTCATGTCCCCACTGGGGAAGGCATCATCTATCGGTATTATACCGGCATTCTCATTGTCCTCACACACATCGCAGTCATAGCCGCTGGTCCTGACCCATTCGTGGTACTCAATGCCCATGTCTTTCATTCTTTGATGAGAGCCTTCGCTCAGGGCTTTGGCAGTTTCGGTGCGGGCTATCATCTGGGCTCTATTCACTATAGGTCTACCAAGTTTATCTGTAGCTTGCATCCACGATTTGAATTCAGTATTTATAGCTTTTTTAAGCCCTGGAATACCTCTCTTATTTTCTATTGCATCAGCTACCACTTTAGCTAATCGTTTCTTAGTTTCATCATCCATCTTAGTCACCATTTTAGCGCAGTAATCCTTAGCCCACTTTATAGCCTGCTCTGAAGGCGGACCTTCATAAGCTATCGGAATTCCGCCTTTTGTAATGCCCCAGTAAACCAACTCTTTGTCGCCCTGAATATAGGCGCGGACCAGATGGGCTTCAATGGTAGCCTGGAGACTGGCCGATAGGATTCTGATTATCGGCGTCAGGAATTCGTCAAGGTCTGAGTTTAGGTCTGGCATGATAGTTCCATTGCCTTTATAGCACAACCATCAGAGCAATATATACTCCTGCACATTCCTACTTCACTACCGCAGACAACACATTTTTTAAGCAAATAATTCCTAGAAGGGATGAACCATTGAGAGCCTAATCTCTGTGCTACTATCCTTCCTCTTTTGATGCCATAGTATAAAGTGGCAGGGCAACAATGTAGCATCTCAGCTAGTACAGATACAGGCAAATATCCTGAAGGGCATCTTTTGAAATTCATCTTCTTTGCTATTAACTGAACGGCCTGCGGTGTGAGATTATATTGTGAGCTAACTTCTTTGAATGTTAAACCGCTCCTGATTTCAAACATCATCTCAGAATTCCTTGCTCGCTTCTCTCTGTATATTCTCATCCCTTCTCCGCATACTTATAATAGATTCCCTCTAAATCAGGCATCATACTCTCCAGATTACCGAAATACTTTTTGAGGTCTTTCTCCAGCTCATTCGCCAGTTTTATGTTCTGAGGCGCCGCCGGATTTGCGGGGATGCTGGCTTCGAGCAGGTCTATGACGTCATCGAGTTCTTTCATTTTCTTTTTAGATAATGTGGAATTAAGGCTATTACGACTCCAATAAACATGCCAACAACTAGCCATAAAAGAAATAAAGCAAAAATTCCCCCAATTGAAATAGTAATCATTTCTGACACTCCTTACAAGGCAGTCTAATCAAACCAGCCTCAAACTCTCGATATCCCTTGCCGCCACAAGCAGGGCAGATTTCCTTTTTATCATCTTTCCCCAAGAGTTCCTGGGCTTCATTCGGTTCAATAGGAGTTTCTGTCATGGTTTTTATCACCCCTTCTAAATTACTATTGGCGTTCCTTAATCGCTTAGTACAATCATCAAGAGTCTGGTCTAACAGGTCTAACGGCTTAACAGGTCTAACAGCTCGCCTCTTCCTCATATATTCCCTTTGATAGTTTTTCTTTGCCTCACCTTTTAGCATTTCAATCCCAATATTTTAATAGACTTATCCCATCAAAAATACTCATGTGTATCAAATGGCAAATAGCTATGAGTCCTAAAAAACACATCCCAAACATCAAACAGAAAACCCAGTATGGAATTTTTATCATTTCTTTGCCTCCTCAGGTCTAACATGGAAACAACATTGTCTCGGTCTGTCAAAATGTCTTTTGCCAATCCACTTGTGTAATTTTGGACACCAATGATGTTTCCCCTTATTAGTTATCAGGGTTTCGATTCGGCTACAGTCAGAGCAGACGACTCTATTGAGTTGGTTTCTTTGCTTCAAGGAATCTCCTAAATTCTACCAATGCCTTTTTAAGCGGGATTATCGGGTCACTCTTTGCCTCTTTAGCCAGCGCATCTAATACCTGGGCGGGATCGTTTATACCCAGGGTAACTAAGGCTTGCTGTTGGACTTCAGGAGCCGATGCGAACTCAGGGAAGGCGGTAACCATCTGTACTATCGCCTGAGCAGCGGCGAACACATCCTCCGGCGCTATGGCCGGGAAGTCTTTGTCGACATACCAGTTATCTTCAGGGACATGGTTATATTCGAGCACCAAATCAAATATATCCTGGTATGCGTCGCTCCACACCGATTGATAGGATTGGAACTGTTTCAGCATCGGCAGCTCGACCGTCTTTGCAGTGGCCAGATTACCAGTGGAGATATCCCCCATATATTGCTCAAAAAGCCCTACAGCAGCACAGAAGCGTAGAACTAGCATCCTATTATCATCATAAGCGTTTCGGGCATCCTGGGGCGGCTGTATGACTTCAGAGGTCACTGATTCATTCTCTATCCGTGTCGAGGCAGCTTGGGGAGTTTGGTCTTGAAAGACTGCTTTGACAGAATCAACTGCCGCTTGGCCTCCCTTAACGGTCAACTTCTCTGCCCAGCGAGTCCGAGCTAACATCATTGCTACCCTAGCGGCCACAAATTTCTTGCCGTATTTCAGGTAATCCAAACCTGGTACTAAAAGCCCACTCCCCCTCTGGCCTAGATTGCGAAAGGGCATAAAATAGACTATAGCATCCTGTGTCTGCTGAACACTTTTACCCATAGCATCTTTAGCTGATTTGTTTTTGATATTCTGATGGCTTCGGTAAAAATCAGTATGAGATTTGCCTTGCCTATCTGACCACATCCGCTTATAAAACATGGGTGCTTCAATATCATCAGGGTCAGTGATTATTTCAGTGATTTCAAGCGGGTCAATAGTTCGGATTCGGGATTCTTTACCTAAAAAAATAGCAAAGAATAGTTCACCATCGACTAAAAGTTTATCACTCAACCGGCGCTGGCCTCGCGAGCCGAATATGGGTTGGTTGTCTCGGCTATAAAAGAAATCCTCCAGAACCCTCTTAGTCTGTTTCTTTGCTGGTTCTTTTTTATCATCTACTTCCCATGTCATGCCTGGGCCGAAGGCGTAGTCTGTCCATAGTCTAATTGCTTGGGCTGCTAGAGGATCAAAATTATAATAGAGACGGCACAGTTTCACTAGACTAACACGCTTCTGCGGGGCTATCTCTCCGCCTACACCACTCAAGAGAATCCAACCCCTGTCTTCAATAGCTAATTCTCTCTCTACCGATGCGGTGGCCTCAAGGAATTTAAGGTCTATAAGTTTAGTAGCTTCTCGATAACATTCATCGAAAGTTTCAAAGCCGATTTCATTCATAATCAATATCCTCCAATAATTTCATTGAATCAAAGATAACGATTTTCTCTTGAGGTTCTGGGGGTTCGCCTTTCCCCATGATTGCATAGCGTCTCGCATCCTGGCCGTGACTGAAGGTATGCGTTGTTTTCTCAGTGAGTTTACCGCTCTTGTCCGGTATGTAGCGGAAGTTCCTTTGCTCTTTAATGCAGTTCACAGAATCCTCAGTCCAGAATTGGTTATACTGGCGTACTTTCTGATGACCATATTCTACACTACCCGGCCCTTTACTGCAAGGCTTTATGTTAAAACCCATCTGATAAATCTCTTCGATAGACTTCGGCTCAGAGGAATCGGCGAATATCTCGTCACTGTGCTTCAGTACGCCTAGTTCCATCATCCTTACTGCTATGTCCTGGTTCGTTAGACTCCGCTCATAGATTAACTCTTGGGAATATAGGTTATCATCGACAATGATGTTCTTCACTAAAGCGGTGACATCTGTAGAGAAGCCGAAATCAAGACCATAGAAAACCTCGCCGGCTGGCAGCTCCCTGGCCTGACGGAAGTAGGGATAGACCAATCCTTCCACTTTGCCCATGAGGCCTAGACCATAGACATTGTACCAATTAGGGTCTTTATAGCGGTTGGACTCGATATTCCTTACAGTCTCAGGCGGGATGACAGCGATGGCATCCTTATAGGTCGAGTGAATGTAAACACTATCGGGTTCGTGTAACCAGCCTGGTATGCTTTTACCGGCCTCTGTTTCATACTGATGCGCCCAAAATTCCGAGACAGGGTTCCAGTCAACAAAGGTAAACCTCGCCGTACGTATGTCCAGACCTCTAGCCGTTTCCCAGGGGACGTTGTTACCCTCGTTTATAAAAAGTATATCGCGCCGGGGACCGCGCACCTTGTCGGACTCATCGGCGCCAAAGAACTCTATCTTACCCATGCCGAAATTGTAAGTCTGCTCGGTCTTGTTGTAGCGGGGATTGTTTTCTGTACTCTCTTCCAGGATTTTGAAGAAGTCTCTGATAGCGCCTCTCTTTAAGTGCGGCAACGACTCACTCACCACTGAGATTATAAGGGGAACTTTTGTCTGACTGGCAATTACGATTAGGAGTTGAAGTATTGACCAGGTCTTGCTAGAGTAAGTCCCGCCCTCATTGAGAGCACGACGTCGGCCTCTCTGGTAGGCTGTTAGGTTTTCTTCAAAGATACGGGTGGTTAGCATTTCTCTGCCTTCCTTCCTGTGAAGTTCTGCCATCGCTCTATAATCACATCGCAGTACATTTCCGAAATCTCCATCATGTAGCACTTTCGGTTTAACTTTTCACAGGCTATTAGGGTTGAACCTGAGCCACCAAAGAAATCAAGAACTATATTTTTAACTTGGCTTGAATTTTTGATTGCTCGTTCCGCTAATGCAACGGGCTTTTGCGTTGGATGATATTCATTCTTGTTTGCTCTGTCACATTCCCATACCGTAACCTCATTCTTACCACCGTACCATTGATTTGATTTCCCTTTTCTGTGAGCATAGAAACAAGGTTCGTGTTTGCCATGATAATGTGCAGTCGAAACGAATTGAGCGTTATTTTTCGTCCAAATAATTTGGGCAGTTATTTCGTACCCTGCGGCTGCGGCTGCGGCTGCGGCAACATGGGCATCAGCATACCACAAATATAATGCAGCATGGTCAGATGCAGCTATCTGTAATAGTGGGAGAGCATCAGCATAAATACTTGTGCCAATTTCATCACCATCTAATTTATCCCGTTTCTTTGCTCCGCCATCATATCCTACTCCATACGGTGGGTCAGTAAATACCATGTCTGCCTTCTCACCTGCCATCAATTTCGCCACGTGAGCCGCTACAGTGGCATCTCCGCATAAAAGCCGATGGTTGCCTAGTGTCCACAGGTCGCCAGCCTTACAAATAGACTCTTTAGGCTCAGGGACTGCATCATCATCCGTTAAACCCGCTTTCTCCGAGGTCAAAAGGTTTTCTATTTCTGAAAGGTCAAACCCTGTTATCTCCAGGTCTAGCTCCCCAGTATCAAGCACTCCAAAAAGTTCCGCTAACTTAGTAAAGTCCCAGTCCGTCTCATCCTGGAGCCTATTGTCAGCTATCATATACGCCAAAGCTTTGTTTCCCTTCAAGGGTAACTGTATAACTGGCACCTCTTTGAGTCCTGCCTTCTCAGCGGCCTTGAGGCGGGCATGGCCAGCCAGGACATAGTTATCGGCGGAGATTAGGATAGGGTTGGTAAAGCCGTACTCTTTGAGGCTCTTGACAAGTTTCTCAATGGCTGAGTCTGGATGTATCCTGGGATTCTGAGGGTGAGGGCGGAGTTCGCTAACTTTGGCTGTCTGAATCTCCATGTGGCTGTTTGCCCTCCTCTATCTCTTTCAAGAGCTTTCTGGTCTCCTCGCTCTGGACTGTTATCTCCAGCCGGCGGTTGTCGATATTTACCGTAGTCCCTTCCCGGTATACACCATCCATCTTGTTGAGCTCGGTTATGGCATGGATGGGATTATGGAGCCTGACAGTGGTTGCTTTGCCTACATCGGTCTCCATTACCCTAATCTCCTGGAGAGCTGCGGACTTTAACTTTTCTTTGGTAGGATTCATAAAATCAATAAAGCGTCCTCTGGCTATCTCTGAAAGTATCTGCTTGCGCTCTATCACAGTAGCAATGGTGGCATCCTCTGTTTTTTGGCGAAGTTCTGTTATGCGGGCTAGGACATTAGGTTTCTTTAGGTTCTCGCAAGCGATTACGGCGGCGGTATGAGGATTGTAGCCGGCTGCTATAGCTGCCTGGGTAGCATTATCGAGTTCAATGTACTTGAGGCAGAAGGTTTCTTGCTTTTGGGTTAGATGGCTTAACACAACTTAATATTGTAGCACACTAGGGATTATTTTTCCCCTCTATCCTATGTGTCTGCCGGTATTCCTGCCAACATATCCTAGCGCAAAAGTGATGTTTCGCTCTAGCAAGGACTGAAGAGGGTTTAATTATCCTCGCTCCGCAGTTCTCACAAGAAGTTTCTAAAAGAGTCCCTCTACTTTTATAAGGTCGATCATCATTCATTTGAATTTTAGCTTCCCTAGCTCTTCTATCTCTTTGAGCTTCTGTAGCGGCAGAGATAACCTCAGAGACATTCTGAGGAAATAACTTAGCATTCCGCGGCTCCGGTATGTAGCCTTGCGGTTGCCGGAAGAGAGGGCAAAAATCATTCTGGCAGGTGAGGACATCTACCTTTGAGTTCCAGATGTCTCTATGAAGTTTTTTTTGGCAGGATTTACACTTCCGAGTAGTAATCATTTCATCTTTTCTTTTAAGTCCTCTTTGATATAGTAGTCCTTTTTAAAGCTTTCCAGAAGTTTGATTGCATCGGTACCGTAGGTTTTCCAGTTGAAAGTGCAGTATCTCAAGGGGCTCAGTTTATTGACCAGCTCCGTTGCTATTAGAGTTGCTTCTAGTAGTTTCATGGTTCACCCCCTCGCGAGTTCTCTGTATGTCTCTAACCACTTAAGTTGTACCTCTGCCGGCCAGGAATCTGAAAACTGAGGAAACGCCGGCAAAGTGTCAAGTGATACTTCATGCTTTACCTGCTCTGCACCTATGGAGGAGACATCCTTAGGCTCCAGTTTCCAGCGCCGCCTAAGATCCGTCCAGGTTGAGGGCGCTATGTTCCACTTCTTTCTTGCCTTTTGCTCCCCCAGCCTTTCGACATCAGCGATAATGCACTTGGCGTTCTGGTGATACCATTCTCTGCGGGCGTGATATGACATCTCCGCCCAGTCTGGCTTGCCAGGCTTAACAATGAGAAGCTCATGCTGTTTCAAGGGGTCTTTTGCACGTTCCCAAACGGCTATAGCTCCACACAACAAACAGGCATAAGCATCATCTACGGAGTCCTCCGGCCACAGATGTTTACAGCCGTTTAATTTCGTCACCTGCTCAAAACCTCCTGCGTGTAGTGCCAGGGGTCGGCGGAGCATACAATCAAGCCATTCCTGCGCACTAGCGGCTGGCTGCATACCGGCACAGGGCAAAGATAGATAACGGGGCGGTTCTCCATCGGCTCATAAACCCACTTTTTTACCCTGGGGCGACCAACATTTTTATTCCTTCTTGGCATATTTCTCCTTATATAAGTACCAGTTGCTTCTCTTTGTTGAGCGCTTTGGCTGCCTTCTTAAAGTCTCGCCTAATGATTCGGCATAGGCTTTCAGCAACCATTTTGTTATCTCTCTGCCATAAGGCGGATTACAATAAGTTCGGCTTCCCCATTCTCGGTCAAGCCCGCCTTCACCGTGCAAGGGACACGGATCATCATTGAAGTGAAACTCTGCATTTAGTGAATCGTAAAGTTCTTTCGGCGTTGACCAATGCTGGCTTGCCGAAGTAAATAGTCCTTTGTTTACAGACATGACACCACATCCATTATACTTAATTGGTGACTATGCGCATCGACCTGTTTCGATTCGGGGTATTTCTTTTTGATTTCCAGTGAATCTAATCTCTCTTGAAGGATTTGGAGATACCATTCAAGCTCATCTTTGACGGCTTCCCACTCTTCGATGCGGATATCAATACTGACTTTCTCTCCAGCATAGTAATCATAGGCTTCGAAGTTAGGATTCTGTTTCTGCTTGTTTCTGAGCCGTTCCAGACGGCGGTTGGCAAGGTCTAACTCCCTTTGGTATCCCTCTTGGTATTCGAGGCAGCCTTGACGGTCTAACCGCTTGACTAATTGACGGTCTAACAAGATATTTTCACCCACACATCAACAAATTCGCCAAATTCCTCAGCCCATTCAGCAATAGGTTTATATCCTCTCTTTTGCAGGATATGGAGTAAGGCAGCTGAAATAACATTCGGGACTTTCACTACTTTATATTTGCTTTCTAATTTTTCAAGATACCGTTGGCATCTGCCTTGATTCGGAACTTGAACCTCTATAGATGATAGATAAACAGTATCTCCATGCACACAAAGATAACCATCAATGCCTTCCTCTAAGCCATTGTGTAAATCTTCAAATTTAATTTCCTTCCCCAGAGCTTCCATCTTTCCAATCCCTCACTTTCAATGTCCAGTTCCAGCCATGGCGCCAGTAGGCGAAGCCATCAAAGCGAAACACCAAAACAAAGAGCGGTGTCATCAAGACAATAAGTTTATCGAAGGCGGAGCCCTGCTGTCGTGGCTGCCTGACCGATGACCCTCTTAGCTTCTTTCGTTGCTTTGGCATGTCTCTCCTTTAATGGAATGTGGACTCGACCATTCAGTAATCGGGTTATTATGATATCGTAAGTATCGCCCTTTTTGCCGATGGCATCAAGGCGCGCTTTTGTGTCCGGGTGTACGGCTATTAGAGGATTGTTAGCGTGAGTTGGCATTATTCACCTCACTTTTCCTTTTCATTAGCCAAGCCAGTATTTCGGTGGTGGTTATCTTCCACTCTGCACCAAAGCCAGAGACGACATCGAACTTGAAGTCCTGGTAATATCTCATAGCTTCGCTGGGGTCATGTGCCACATCGAGCAGAAGTCCTAGAGCTAATTGAGCTGGGCCGCTGCCAGAGTATCCCCAATTAAAACCGTCCGGACTATGGTTAATGAGTTTCTGGCTGGCTACCGGTGATAAAATATCACCAATGGATAATTCCGCTTTGGTGATAAATCTATGGACTAATTGACCGCCAATTCCATCATTAAATCTTTTGCCGATATAGGTTATTGTTTCGCCTTTTGTGCTAAATTCAAATCCTGATACCATGTTTCACCTCTCTTAAAATGGTAAATCTTCTGGTTCGATTTCCTCGGGTCCGGCTTCATCGGTTTCCGCCGGTGCTGCCCTGTCAACCTTGCTGAGAAACTGTATTTGATGCGCTATCAATTCAGTCCGGTAGCGCCGCTGGCCACTGTTGGCATCTTCCCAAGAGCGGGTCTTGAGCATACCTTCGACATAAATCAGCATTCCCTTTACTACGAACTGATTTACATTCTCGGCCAATTTAGCCCAGGCGACCACAGTAAACCATTCGGTATCCTGTTTCTTTTCACCATCGGAGGTATAGAAATTGCTGACGCCTACACTAAAGCCACAAACGGCAGTACCATTCGGCGTGAAACGCATCTCCGGGTCCTTCCCGACATTTCCTATGATGATTACTTTATTGACACTAGCCATCAAATTCTCCTCTCACGTCTATTTCTCCGGTAGGGCGTGGTACATCGGGATTGAAAAGATTGTTTTGCTTCTGGCACTCAGCGCACATCTTCGCTTCTACTTCCTGAAGCTCGAACATATCGCAACCGCATTCTGAACAATGAGGATAAGTAGCCATAATTATCTCCCCCTTTTGGTTGGCTTTTTGGCCTTCTTTAGTGCCGGTGGAGCTTTCTTAGCCGAAACTGTTTCTTTGACCTTACCTGGGTTATTAGATAAAATCATGGCTACAGTTGTCGCACCACACTTGCAGAGAATAGAATCTCCGCCGTTTTCATTATGGACTACTTCGCCAACTATTAAGTCAAGCCCGCAATTCCAGCATGTTTCTTTTGCCATTATAATAAAACATCCTTTCCATTTTTATTTACTATCCGTTTTATTCCAGCCATTTTCATTACTTGGAAACATTTGGTGCAGTTGTATACTTCTCCACCAACTATGCCTTCAAACCTTTCTTTTGTTAAATAGCGTTCACTCCAACAATAGAGTGTTGAACCATTTATATTCACACCATATTTGGCAGCCTGTACCACTGCATTAGTTTCTGCATGGATAGTTCTGTCACAATGGTCATTTATCATCAAACATCCAACCTCTATGCAATGAGGTTCACCATGCGGAGCACCATTATAGCCAGTAGACAATATATGGTTGTCTCTCACAATCACAGCCCCCACTGATGCTCTTGGGCAAGTAGACCTTGTTGCCACTTTCTCAGCGATGTTGATGAAGTATTGGTCCCAGTTGGGTCTTTTGTTTTCCATACCATTCTCCTTTAAAACATTTTTATCTGGCCGGCGCCATCAAAAGATTTGGCGACAGCTCGTTTGAAGTCTCTACGCCGCAAGGCATCCTCTATTAGTCTGTTCCTGAGTTGCTGCATATATACGTTAGCCTCTGTCATGGTTTCCGCTATGTAGTATCCGAAAGGGAAGCTGACTGAGCTGGCTATCGGGACCCCAGAGGCTATTAAGTCTCTAATCGTAGAGCGGATTTTTCTGTCCTCTGGCTCACTGAGGATTCGGGCTAGCTCTTTGCCGGTGATAGCCTTCTCTCTCCCTTTGTGGAGTTTTAGGATTTCTAAGAGTCTTTTTTCCATCACCTCGGTTTTGTTGTCCTCAGATTGATTTTAGGGGTTATTAGCACACCTTCGATGGATTTCACGCCAGACTTCACCCTAGCCCTGATTTTGGGCATGGAGGGCACGCACAGGTCACGTGGCACAAGGTCAGGGTTCACTATCTTAACATCGAATCCCTCAAGGTAAGATGTGGTGCCGAGCTCGGCCCGGGAAGTCTTAGCCGGTGCATGGACTGTTTCCGCCGGCGTCAAGTCTACAATCTCTCCAGTCCCCTCAGCATCGGCAATCTTGGCCGCCAGCTCAGCAGCGGCATAGGTTTCCGATTCTCTGGCCGCCTTTAGTTGCTCTTGGTGGTAATCACCCAAAACTGTGCTGATTCGGCTGATGCCGAGGTCAAGTCTACTAAGATAAGGTCGGAATAAATCACGGACACGCTTCTCGGATTCCCTTATCGGGTCGAGTAAGAATTTTTGAGCTTCGGTAGCTTTCTTCTGAGCGGTCTTGGCATCAGTCAAAAGATTCTCGGCGTTCTTTTGAGAGGCTTCATCTGTTATCTCCAGTCTGCCAATCCATTCAAAGAGGGTCTTGTCCTTTGTTTGCAGGTCTTGGATTATTACTTCTGGGTTTTGTTGCATCTTAATTCCCCCTTGGATTGCAAAGTGAGCAAAGTGCCACTGGTACTTTGTGCCTAGCATGGTTCATCTCGCATCCCTGTTTTCTTTTGAGAGCATAGCGGGATGTTCTGGGCTTGCCTGATTCATCGGTGTACTCACTGGTCTTGTGCTTTTTCTGATGTGCCATTGCCTTAAACCTCCTTTATCCTATAACCAATTATAACGGTTATAATGTCGCTTGTCAAGTCCCCATAGGGCAAATATAAGGGAATAATCAGTGAAATGTCAGGGTTTTCTCCAATTTGCCTTGTCTTTTGACTGCCAAATCTACTAGGCGAGCCTCTTCACAGGGTAATCCACAATGGACAAGGTTTTTCCTACCTATTGAGCTATCATGCTTACCGCATACCCATAACCACTTCCCGTGCTGAATATCGAATATCTGAAATTTGGCGGGTGTCCGACAGTTGGTAAATTGACAAAGATATGGTTTTATTTTACTGGAGGGGCTCAGCCAGTCCGGAGGAGGAGTTGGCCGATTCAGCCGATAAAAAACAGCCGGTCGATAGCTGGAAATATTCTCAGTTTAGGAATCATATCCTATTTTACATGGAAATTGAAAGAAATGTTTACAGGTACCACAATTTCCTATACCTGGGCATGTAAACTGTGATTCCGCCAACATCGCTTCTGCTTTCGTATTATGATATTGCAACGGTCTAATACCAGTTTCATCAATTAACCGCCTAATCGGCGAATAGGACACATTCTCCATTATCATTATCTCTCTTGGACCGCAACCCTTCCCCAGTAATTTTATAATGCGTCTTTCCTTGATGGTGCTAATAGACATTATTTCCTTCCAAAGAGATGGGCCCGTATAAGTTTGTCTTTGAGTTTTTTCAGGGCAATCTTTTTCTCCGAATCCTTAATATTCTTCAGTTCTTTCTCTAATGGAATGATAAGAGTATGAAGCTCCCAGTCAGTTAGTCGTTCCATCGCCCCTACAACGCTCCTCAAGGCCGCCAGGTTTCGCTGGCATGGCTTCTAATCCTTTATATGATGAATCCCCTGTAATGCCTCAACAAAACGCGAGGCCGGCAATAGTGAGTCAACTTCACATTGGGTGCAACCTATCTTCGCACTCAACTTCATACGGTTCATTCGGTGATAGGCGGCATGACCGCCAACCTTGGCCAAGAAACGTTCATATCTGGCCCCGCCCTTGGCGGAGTGGTCATATCTTTCATTCCTTGCTATCCCTTTGGGGGAATGATTATAGCGAGCATTTCTATTAAATGCTGGCGTGAATATCTTTTCGCACCGTTCCATCAGTTTCAATCCTTTTATCTATCCTTATGCGCGGAGTCCCCAGGTCAGAGGGTTGGTATCCGCTCCGAAGGGGATAACCTGCATAGCCCCTGAAGGCGCCAGTAGATATTAGCATAGTCCTATGAACTCCCACCCCCTTACTGCTCCAGGAAGGAACAAATAGGGTATTTCTTCTAGTTACATTCTGGGTGTGATCATGAGAAATAATAACCATATCGGCTTCAACGGCCTCAGCGAGATATTCTGCCTTTCTTAACTTCGCCCCTCTAGTCCTAGCGCCACCCCAACCATGAGTAAATATAGCAGAGAAAAAGGTATTGTCATTTTTTATCGCCGGAGCCGTCTTAATCAATAGTAAACCACCATCCCTGGCATAGAACTTTTCTCTGCCGAGTTTCTTTATCAGGTTATATGTCCAGTCGGAACCAGTGACACGGAATAAATGTTTGAATTCATGCCCGCCCGAACAACAAGCAAGTATCCTATCGGCAATGGGTCTGAACAATTCCTCAAGTTCATCGGCACATTGGTCCAAAGAAGGAAATTCTATGGGCCCGCCTGGCTCCCCCATCTCATAAATAGAGGCTGCCGAGGCGGGGGTCGGTGCAGTTACAAGGTCACCATTAAGTAGAGTATAGGCATTCTTGTGTTTATATATCCAGTCCACGTAACCCCTGATTGCATCATGGTCTGATTGAGGTTCATCCCAGTGGAGATCGCTGAGAGGTAAAAGATAGATAAACTTATGTTGACTGAGATCTGCATGAATAATCTTTATATCTGCCTTAATCGCCATGTTTTTCCTCCTTCAGTGGCAATGTGAACCAATCGCGGCGAACCATCAAGGCGATGATAGCATAGTTCGCCAAGTCGCACCAGGTATCATCGATGCTTTCATTCTTTGGAGATGTTTCACCATGCGATGAAAGTAGGTTTTTTAATCTAGCCATCTTATCATTGGCCCGGATCAGCAGACCTAATTCACCGAACTCCAAAATATTGCCCTTGCCGTAATCCTTTTGTTTGGAAATAAGAAGAGCAACACACTCTGCAGCCACTATCCGGCAGGCATCTTCAAAATACTCGGGAATGTCCATTTTTATGCCTCAGCAAAACAATAAAGATAGCAGTATTGAAAGTGATATTGATTGATTGGGCAATAACAAAAACCACACTCTTGATATAGATAGCATGGATTAAATAACAGCCAATAGCAAGGCAAAGGGCAAGATAAGAAGTGATTGAGATATCTTCTGAAGATTTACGCTTGATAAGTCTGATGAGTTGTTGGGGTGCTACAAAGAGGCCGAAAAAGATGCCCAGGTAACCAATTAGATATCCAATTTCCATTAGCTATAACCGAAGTTATATTTTTCTCCTTTAGAATTATTTCACGCATTTCTTTTGTCTCTTACGTTCATATTTTATCCCAACTTTCACTTTATCCTTCGCCATTTGCTCAAGCACCCACACCCATGCCAATCCGTCGAGAAAGGTGAGGATTACTTGGATTGCTATGATTAAAAGCGCCAACTTGTAAACTTCGTTCGCCAGCAAAGAGCCAGCCCATACATCTACTGGGATAGTTAGAGCACCGTACAAAATAGTCAAATTCTTTAGTAATTTGTATTTCACCTGGAGGCTCATCATCCACTTCCAGAATTATTTCTTCGATTTTATTCATAATATTTATTTGGCATCAACCAGTTTCCAACTATCGCCTTCTGCTAGAACCTTTGTAAATATAGCATACGGCATAGTAGCGATTCCGTTCTGCCCCCAAAGTATCTTTCCCCAGCTGTTAGCGATAATAAAACCAATGGGATTCCAGCCGATTGCGCGGTAGGCATGGCCACCGACAATCCCGCCACTCGGAGAGGGAAAAACATCAAATTTCCACATCCAGTTACTATACCAGTTGGAAGCCGTTAATATAGAACCAAACTGGAAGATGATTTGCTTCACGAAGTCTGCTGTGCTTTTAGGGTCTATACGGTAATAAGCGTCTATGTGCCATTTGAATATGTCGTCTGGCGTTGGTTCCGGTGGTTTTGGTTTTAAAAATTTAAGGGGACAAGTGGTGGAGGCAGGAATAACCTTGCATCCGATTTGATTCAAAATCTTACATGCTACTCTAGGATATGTGCCTTCTTCATTGGGAATACCATCTATCTTTTTACATTCGCCATAGAGCCAGGCACCATCGAACCTTATCTGCCTGGGATAATCTTGAAGGAATTCCTCATCAGTCTTGACCCCGGCAGATGAGAAGCCTACACAAGACGGAGACCCACCTTGGTTGTAGATTATTGTCTCAGGATTGACTGTGTAGAAATCGGGAAGAGGGACTTCTTGGACAATCAACTTAGTGGCTTTGAAATCCCTCTTGTCCTTTTTGTCCTTGACATATCCACCAACAAACTTTATTTTCTTTGGCATGTTACTCCCTTAACTGGGTCGGAGAGCCAAAATGGAGGTGTCGCCCCAAAAGCTCTCCGTTGCCCAGCCCGATGATTATTTATGCCTTGGTTGCGTCTATTAGAAGTCCCTTTACCGTTTTCTCCACGGCGCGGAGCCTGCGCATCTGGGTGTACTGAGCTTTGCCTAAGTCCACATGGCAACCTGTTTCATTGGCTACGGCTTCAAAGTAGGCATCTTGGGCGCCGGTCTCTAACCAGTCCCCATTCTCATCCTTCAAACCACATAGGGAAGAGAACGCCTTGTTAGCCAATTTCTTCAGATATATTGCAGCAGCTAGCTTGGCTTCCAATGTAGTGAACTCCCAAGGCGCAGCTACACTACTCATTTGGTCTCCACCCATTTTGTTTGACGCCGTGTAGAAGATAGTGCATGGGTTTACTTCAGTGTGTTCACCCATGACATCACGTACCACCTCGGCGTCAAAGACGGATTCAATAAAAGTGTCTGTTCGCATTGTAACCTCCAATTAAATTAGCCGGGCTCGACTTTATTTCTTCTTGAGTTGATTGGCCTGTTTGATATTGAAGTGCATGTATATCCCGGCGGCCGTCGGAACTGCAAATAGAGCAATAAGATTAAAAATGGCATTGATAATTCCGATGATATTTAGTGTCACATCTGGTACTAGGTTGCTCAGACCGCGCCAAACGAGAACAGCCTCAAGAATTATGGTAACCAGTGCTACTATGACTTTTCTATATCCTTCCATCTTGATCTCCTTTCTTAAATCTCCTTATTGCCTTTCGGCTCAATCGACCTTCCCCTTTAACTAGAAA